TGTTTAAATATGATGAAGAACATCTTCAGGATTTTTAATAGTCCCAAGTACTTCGTCATCGTTTAGTAGTCGCACTTCTCCACCCTCTATTGGTAATCTTGAACCCGCATAACGAGCAAAGATAACCCAATCTCCTTTTTTACACCATGGTCCTGTTGGGTATCTTTCTTTATCGTGATACGCCAATGGTCCAATTTTTAATACATAACCACAGTTAGTAGCTATTCTTAATTTATCTAACGATTCTTGTGCAAATATAATTCCACCTTTAGTTTTATCTTTAGGTGTGAATGGTAATACTAATAATCTCCAACCCGTTGGGTTTGGCAAACTATCAATTAATGATTCTGAAATATTTTCAGCTCTTATAGTTTTATCTTCTATTTTTTTATTTTCTTCTTGATATTTTTCTTCAAGACCTAGAACGGTCTTTGGTATTTCTTTAGACTGTGCATCAGTCGAGTTTAATAACGTTTCCGGCATCTTGTTTTAGCTCCTTGTTGTTTAGCAGGTTAGAGATTTCCTGTAATAAATATTCGTATGTGCGAATTTGTCCAAGTATATACTGGTATTTTTCCATATTGTCAACCCCACCAGAAGTTATAGTTAAAGTTAAGTTTTCTAACTGCGCTTTCATAAAGCGTTGTAGTTTATAAGCTACATCTACTGTTTCCATTAGCAATTCCACTTTCTCAATGATTTGTTAATCCTTGAGTTTGGATCGCGGGCGGTTTTAGCTGAGGTTAATCTCTTCTTCATACCACTCATTCTCGCACAAAAGGATTTTCTTCTATTAGCAGCTTTTGAGCCTTTTTTCAACTTACTTGGTTTAGTAGTTACTGCCATTGATAATTTAGAACCTGGGTTTGCACGTCTATAGGATGCAATACCTTTTTTATTTAATCCACCAGATTCAGATTTACCTTCTTTACGTTGCCAAGCTGGTGTACCACCAGATGCAAGATAAGCTCTACCCATTCCTCTAGATTTTATCATATTAATATACTTTTGTAACTTTTCTTCTATCCTTCATTACTTTACCACAACCTTTAGCAATAAATCCACCTTTTTTAAAAGCAGAATTTACAACAGGATTAAAAGAAATATCTTTAGTTCTTGTGCCTTTTACAGTAATTGGTTTTTTTCTTTTGTCTTGGAAAGGCTTCTCACTTAATCTCGCCATTAATACATTTTTGTTTTTTTAATTATAATTGCTTTTCCTTGTCCTCTTCCAACTAAACCACCTTTTTTATATTCAGATGTTTTTTCAAATTCTAAACCTTCATCAAGTTCTCTCATTTCTCTTGATGGAAATGTTCTTTTTTCCCCTCTTAATTTTTCAAGTTCTTTTTGTGTTTCTTCAGTTGTTCCATAAATAGATTTTTTTCCTTCTTTAGCTCTTTCTAAGTTTTCTTCCATTATAGCTTCACGTTCGTCTTGATACTTTTTTATTTGACCTACATTTTTTGATATATTACCTTTTGATTTACTTACACCTTTGTTTTTAACTTTAGGGCTTACTCTATCAATAACACTAATACCTTTTAATATATTTGCCATAATTATTTTTTCTTTTTAGGGAAACCAGCTTTCATATTTGCGTAAGCTTTTTTAGAAATAGTAGTTTGAGATTTAGGTCTTGATATACCTAATTTTTTTCTACGATTTATATTTGCCCAAAGACCTGGTTTAGCAGAACCACCTTTTTTAAATACACCTCTTCCTTTTAAAACATCTGCTCTAGTAACTTTTCCATCACCTGTTAAATCAGGAAATGATCCATCTTTTAAACCAGTTCTTGCATTAATAACTTTTGCAACACCTGTTCCTCTTAATTGTTTTCCAAGTCCAGACATTATTTTTTCTTTTTAACTTTGCCGCCTTTTTTCATGTACTCAGCAGTTTCTTCTTTAGCATAAGCTTCTGGAGATTTTTTTCCAGACTTAATCATCTTAGCTTGTTTGCCTAAACTTTTTAATTCTTCGCCTTTATGCTTTTCAGCTTTTTCTTTTTTTACAAAAGATTTAGGAGAAGTTTTTCCAGACTTAACAGATTTTGCTTCTGCTAATTCTTCACCATAAGTTTCTTTTCCACCAAATAGTTTTCCACCATCTTTAAGTGCAACTCCCATTCCTCTTTGAGCTATTCCGCCGCCTCTAAGTGCTGCGCCTAATCCTCTAAGAGCAATTCCGCCGCCTCTGAATGCTGGTCTTGGTCTTTGTTTGTAATCGTTTCTCATATTTTACTCCTTGTTAGTACTAGTTGTTTTAGTGGCCATCGTTCGAGCTATAGACTCGCCGGATCGTCCTACTACATATCCACCAAGTCCAATTTGTAACAATGTCCAAACATCGCCTGGTAATTCAAATGTAATAACCGTTCCTATCATTAATTTTATAACAGGTCCAAGGATATAATTCCAGACTAAAATGAAGATTAATACATACATTAAAAGTGGCCTCCAACTTGCTGTAAACCAGCCTGCTTTAGCCTCTGCTTCAACAATAGATGCTGCTGCTTTTAATTCTTCTGTACTAGATTGTAATAGTTGTTGATTAAGTTGTGCTTTTAATTTCTCTTGTAAGTCTCTATCTGGAACTGCTTTTTCTATTGTATTAAATAATATCTTAGCTAATGGTGCAATAGCTCCAAGCATTGGTAACATACTAGTACCATTCAGCTTTAGATTTTTTCTCTGGTAACATTCTGCTTTGACCTTTTACTTGTACACTTTGTGTTTCCATTTTATTTGTAACTTCAACATCAATGCCGCCTTTTTTATAGCCATCAGAATTTAAAAATTTATTATGATTTCCAACTTGTGTTCCGTAAGCAGATGATGAATCATCATTGCCTTTTACCATTCCGCCTTTAGCGTAACCTTTTTTAGACATATTTGCCTCCGATAATGCGATCGCAATCGCTTGTTTTGGGTTTTTAACTATTTTTCCAGATTTTCCTGAATGTAATTTTCCTGCTTTGAATTCATGCATAACAGTTTTTACTTTTCCTGGATTTTTTTTCATATTTTTACTTAATTAGTATTTTTTGGTGTATTCTGTTTTGCAAGACTTACACTAGCACGCAGTTTAGCTAAATCTTGGTTTTGTGCAAGCTTATTTTCTTCATTATTTTGATTTAATAGAGTTTTTAGCTTGTCTAAATTGATCCTATCTTCAGCTTCTTTACGTTTTTGCTCATTTTCTAGTGCTTTTAAGTCAACTTCACGTGATTTTAACTTCAATAATGGGTCAGAATCAAATTGACCTATAACTTTATTTTCTTCTTCTGCAAAATCTTTCATCATTTCAGCTACTAATTGAGATTTTCTTGCTTCAATTTGTATAGAGATACGTTGTAATTGTTGAGCGGCTTGTGGATTTGTTTGTGCTTGTTGTTGTAACATAGGTATCTGTTGTAATTCTTGTACAAATTCCACTTGTACATGTTCTTGAGACATTAAAGAAATATGTTCAAGTATATTTTTTTGAATTGCAGCAACTGTTAACGGATTATTTCTAACCATATTTAATTGCATGAAATTTAAATGCGCATCAATATGTGCTTTATGATCTTGACCAGGAAAAGCTTGAAATGGTTTTGCTGACATTGCAGTAATATGTTCTAAACTTGGATCCATTGGTTGTGGTTGTTGTGGAGCAGGAAGTATTAAATCAATATCTTTAACTCCCATTGCTTCATACATTTTTCTATAAGCTTGATATAAATCATGAATCTGTGGATTAGATTGAGCAAGTTGTAATTGAGTTTGTGCTAAACTAATTCTTTGTGATTGAGAAAATATATTTGGATCTGCAACTGGAACGATATCTACTTTATCATCAAAGTCTGCTTGTTTAATTTGTCTTTGTCCACCTACAACATCATATGGATAAACAGGAGGTAAATAACTTGAAAATACATTTGCTAATAATTCAAACTCTTGTTTCATAGCCGCATAAATTCTTTTATGAATTGCTGACATAACTCTTGATCCTCTTTCAAGTAATGCCATAGTAGTACCCACAGCTGCCTGTTGGTTCATATCGCCCACTTGTGCATCTGCGATGCTCGCGAAGCGTTGACTTGCATCAACTACAACTCCCATTAATTGTAATAGAATTGCATCGGGTCCTTTAAATGGTAAAGGCATAAATGCATCTTTAAGATTTCCACCTGGTGCATCTACGTCTCTAAACTCACCTGGTTGAATGGGTTGTGCATCATCTCTAACTCTAATACCACGCATTTTAAATCCTGCTGGTAAATTAGCTAAAGTTCCTGCATCTAATAATTGTCTAAGAGCTTGTGTTGCAGTTCTTGATAGACCGCCAATCATATGAATTAAACCAAATCCATAAAAACCAAGTCCTGGTAAAAATTTAAAATGCACAAAGTAACTAGTTTTTTTCTTTAATTGATCATCAGCTTTATAATTTCTTTTAATTGAAAGAACCTCCATTGATCCTTCTTCAATAGTTACAATGTATGGAAGTTTAATACCTGTGGGCTCACCATTTTGATCTTTGTCCTCAAAACCTTCCAAATCTAAATTAACGTGACATTCTAATAATGTAAAAACATCTGCTTGTTTAGAAATTCTAATACCTTGTAATTCTAATTGTTTTTTCTCAATCTCATCTTGTTGTAAAGGTGGTTCTCCTAAATCAACGTCTTTATAAAAACCAGAAACTTGTTGTTTTTTTAAATCATTTTCAGAAATTTTAATTACATGAATAATTGCTTCAGCATCTTCTAATGAAGTTGCAGTATATGGAACTATTAAATCATCTGATGGAATAAATTTAGATACTGCTCTTTGTAACATTGCGTCATAATAAACTTTTTTAAATGTAGATCCTGATAATGGTAAATAAAATAACATTTGATCAAATTCTGGTTCATATTCTTTCATAACATCCATAATTTGATAATTCATAAAATCTTTAACACGATTTGCTTGGTCTTCTTTATTACGATCTGAAAGTCCTACGATTTCAGTTCTAACAGGTCCACCTGCTGGTAATAATTCTTTATAGGCTTGAGCTTGAAATTGTGTAACTGCTTCTGCAAGAACTGGATGTGTAACTCCAGATGCATTTCTAAATGGTTGTGTTCTTGTTTTATAAGTGAATCCTAAAAGATCTAAACCTTTAACATAAGTTTGTTCCCAATCTTGTCTTGATGATTTGTAATCTGTATATTTTTCTTGAAGATCAGATCCTATTTCTCCAAGAATTTTATCGTCTAAAAATTCTGCTAAATTTGCATCATGTTCTTGTCCACCTTCCATTGCTTCAGCTTGTGGATCAAAAGAAATTTCTGCACTACCATCTTCCATTTGAGTTATTTGAGCACCATCAGTTGACATTAATTCTGGTTCTTGAATTGTTTGATCAACTCCTTGAGTAGGAAGTTGCATGCCATCCATTAATGTATTAGGCAACGCCTTATCTATATCAGCCATGATTATCTATACCTTCTTTTGAATAATGTTTCAACACCTTGTGAATCAGGACCTTTAACAGGTGGAATGGTTCTTGTCAAATCTGTATTAACATGTTCACCTTTACTAATATATCCTCCTTTATAATATCCAGGTGCAATAGGTGTTCTATTTGTAATAGGAGCAAGTCCACCATTTGCAAAACTAGCTAAACCTCCTTTTGCATAATCAGG